ACTTCATTTCAGGGAAGGTTTCTATAATCTCATTAAAAGATTTTGCTGTACCAAGCCATTTAATAGCTTCAATGACTACTGGCTTCTTCTTGAACAACATAAGTACCTCCAACAAAAATAAGCCCCAAAGGTCTATTGACCAATGGGGCAGTTTATTAGAAGGTTTCGTCGTCTGCTGGTGCTTCTTCAGCTACTGGTGCTTCTACACCTTCTTCAGCTTTAGCAGCGCCAGCTTCCTTAACAGGCTTGCCAGCAGCTTCCCAAGCCAGATACTCAGAGATAACGTTGGCTTTACCAACCTGAGCTTTCAGGGACTGGTCAGGGTACTGAGCTTTCGCAAACTCCAGACCAGCTTCCAGACCAGCCATACCAGCCAGCTCTAGCTCTGCATCTTCTTTCAGGTCGTGAGCTTTCTTACCTACCAGCAAACCTGTAGCTTCATCGGCTACATAGTGGAACTCAGATTCTTTGAAAGAGCCAGCAACGATACGACGAGATACATCAGTTTTGATTACAAATGCCATAATATTAAATCCTCATAAAAGTTTATTAGCCTATTGGCTGGGATAATTTCACTATATCTATTGTAGTGCCTAATAGGTCGCAAGCATCCAATGAACCCTCACTTTACCAATTGCATGAGCATATTCTGTCTAAGCTTGCTATTCCTATTGTAGTGCCTAATACCGTACTAGCTGACTAGTACGGATTCAGTCTAGTATACTAGACTAGACTCAAAATTCTTCATTAGAGTCCATAGTTTCAGCAGGCTTCTGTGGCTCATTGTCCTGCTGTGCGCCGCCAGCGGCATCCTCAGCCTTCTTCTCAGCCTTGGCATAGTTCGGTCGTTCCTTGCGGATTTCTTCAACCAGCGCGATTGCTGGGTGACTGCCGTCCTTCCACTGCTCAGATTTCATCATGCCCTCTTGGACATCGATGAACACGTTCAGCTCATCCATAGCAGCGATGGTCAGCTGGCTCAGGCGACAGTGGCCTACACCAGTTACTGACAGCTCAGGGATTTGAGCTGCGAATGCCTTAGCCACAGGGCTGAGTGCGTCGATGTCAACGTACTTAGGCTTGCCGTCATCATCAGTAACCTTGCTACCTTTCAGGTTCAGCTGGGTGCAACGACCAATCAGGTCATCAAGTCCCTTGACAGTACCTTCCTCCATCTCCTTCTTGGTGATGAGAGCTGCCATAACTTCTGTAAGCTTGGCGTTGTCACCCTTTGTCAAGTTAACACCGATGCCAATGCTTAGGGGTTCACCATTATCAGGGTGCAGGTCATCAATCTCATCAAGGTCGCCCTTAAGTTCAAAGATGAATGCTACCTTATTTACAGGTGGCTTAGGCTTGCCCTTATACATGGCAGCAATAGAGCCTAAGTGGATGATGCTACGCAGGCGGGCAAAGTGTAAGCCTACTTCTGGATTAACTCGTTTGACACCAGTTGCTTCAGCAATGTCAGCTCCATAGTCAAATTCTTCTAAAGCCATTTGTGATTCTCCTAACGTTAGTTGATAGCTTGATAGAGAACCACATGAGGCTCTCTAGCAAACTCCCTCCGTAGAGGGAGCTAACGGTTACTTAAATAATGCAATTAAGTCTGATAAGTTGCTAAGTGCTAGATAAAGCGAGATATAAGCTGCAATCTCCCACAGTATCGCTGCAAGACGATACATACGGAACTCAAGGTAGTCAGACATATTATAACCACATCCATTAAACTCAGTGCGTTTCATAGCAGCTAGGGCTGACTTGAACTTGTCACCATAGCATTTAGCTAAGCGATAAGAGCATACAGTGCAGAACAAGAAAGCCAGCACTTGAAAGATTAAATTCCACATAATAACTCCTTAGTTAGTTTGATATACCTATTGTAGTGCTTAATAGCTTAGTGGGTATCGTGCCAGTTAAGTCCAATTTTGTACTCGCCAGCCAGAGGGCACCTCATATTGAACTTAACACCAGCAGCTTCGAAAGCATCCATGAGTATATGACCAGCCCTATGGTACATACGGCAGCATACAATGACACCATCAGCAGCAGAAACTTTTGCAGCTGCTGACCACTTACGTCCTTGTTCATCAGTGTGAGAACGCTTTTCCTCCACGTCGAAGACTGCTTTGATAGCTTTCTTCTCATTCTCAAATCCGTCCAGCGTATATGGCAACGAGTATTCCATAGTAAGTACCTCATCTTCAGGAACCTCCATCTGAACCTCATCGTGGACGTTAGCAACGAAAGCTGGGAAGCCAAGGTCATCTAATGCTACTCCTTCTTCAATCATCTGAGACTCTGCGATACATTCACCATACTTCATGACCAGTGAGCCAGTCATTTGAAGCAATACGTTAAGTGCAGTGTGCAACAGAGGCTTACCATTCTTACGACGAATACGACCCCAACGACCATCAATAGCTTGCAGGTAGCCGAACTTACGACCAGCAGTTTCCACACGCTCAATGAGCTTAGCAAGTGCAGGCAGCTCTGCTTTGAAGCGAGCAATACATTGCTCCATCTCGCTAAAGCTAATGCCAGCAAGTCGCGCAAGTCCATCAATACCCGAGCCATAGAGAAAGGCGTATATGAAAGTTTTCGACATGTCCCTTGTAGGTAGACCTGCTTTAAGCTGGTTGTGTGTATGGATGTCACCTGTAAGTATGATGTCCTGATACTCAGGGTCATTCATGAAGTGACTAAGCATACGCAGCTCAAGTCCAGCCCCATCACAACCTAAGATAAGCTTACCCTTAGATGCAATGAACAGGTGACGCAGAGGCCACAGCCCACGAGCAGGGATGTTAACCACAAAGCGGTGACGCATACGGAATGTGTTGGTTCCTATGCTGAAAGCTGCTGCTGGTACTCGCCAATCTTCATCATGGTCTGTAGGCCACTCACGGAACTTAGCAAAGTATTCCATAGCCATCATGTCATACTCTTTGCTGTAAGCTACTGCCAGCAAGCCACGACATTCATGACGACCATTCTTCTGCTTAGGCCACTGACCTTTCTCAAGGAAGTGGTCAAGGTCGCCACGGTTCAGAATGACTGAGCGACGTGAGCGTAGGATGTAGAAGTTAACAACCTGTTGCGCCCACTCAGGAACCTCTTGCTTGCTTTTCCACAGCTTGAGTGAGTCGTCATCAATCTTACCAGACCAATGGTAACGTGTTGTGCCATGCTCGTCATACCACTCCTGCTCAGAGTCAGACAAGTTAACACCACGCCAGCCAAGTGGGTAAAGCACCTTCTCCTTAACATAGTCAAGGTTGCCAAGTCCAATGTGCTCAAAGCTGATAGGTGTGAATGGACCAGCTACCAGTGGGTCTTTGGTGTCATTGATATTACCACGCATCTCAGGGAAGTACCCTTGCAAGCGCTTACCATAGTCACCACTCTTGGTTGTGATAGCCCACATAGTGGCCTTGTCACCCATCCTTCCAGCATCTCCCATAGCTTTCATGGTGTTGTTGATACTGTTAAAGATTGGCTTAAGCTCACTCTCTGGCAGCCCAGCTTTCAATGCTGCATCGTACCGCTTCTTAAGCTCAGCAAACTTATAAGGCTGTGTTACTAGGCGCAATGGGATGAGTGGGTCAACAGCAGCTGACGTATCACTCATCTCTTTATCAATAGCACAGTAGTCCTTGTAAGCTTGTGGCATATCAAAGCGGAAACCGCGCTGCTCTTGACGACTAATCATCAAGGCAATTTGCTGCTCCATCTGGTAAGCTGTCTCAATGCCAAAGCCAGTGGTCTTGTTAACACCACGAGCTTTCTGCTCAGCCCAATCACCTTCCATAAGCCAGCGTAGCATATCCTGACCAATGGCAACGTCCTCTACGTTACGATGCACCATAGCATCTGTCAGCGTAGACCAGTCATCATGGTCAGGCTTGTAGCGACCCATACGGATACCGTGAGCTGCGATGCTATGTGGACCAGTGTTACCAGCACCTATAGCATAAGCTTGTGGAGCCAGTGGACGGTCAGGGTTAGTAAGCTGACTAACCAGCATTGTATCCATGTACTTGAATGGAAAGATGTCAGCATGAGGACGGTTAGCTCGTGACTCTAAGTAGTTATACTTGAACCAAGGGAAGCATCGCTCAAACACATGCAAGTCAAAGCCCACACCGTTCTGGAAGCTGAATGCCTCAGACTCCATGAGCATATGTACACCATCCTCAATGTACCCATCTTGCTCACCTTCCATCTCTAGTTTACTAGGGTTAATGCGCTTCTCGTAAGGGTCAAAGAATATCCAGTATTCACCGCTGAAATAATCTTGCAGTGTGAGGATGTGAATATCAGAAGCCTTACGAGTAGCTCTGATAAGCCCCACACTCTCTAAGTCACCAACAAGGAAGCGACCCTTACCACTGGGTAGCTCTTTCTTATCGGCAAACATTGAAGGGAAATAATTCATGTTACCTCTTTACCAAGGAATATCACCGGAGTAACTATCCAACTCCTCATCAGTTATGGTGTTTGATGGAGAGCTGTAGTAAGCCACTGGCTCCTGCAAACCTGTCCAAGCATCTGGGTAGAAAGCTTTATGCTTGGCTTCCATCTTCTCAATGCGGTCTTCAGGAAGCTCCTTAAGGAACACCAAGAAGTCAGGACAATCATCACCGACATACACTGGTGCTTCTTTCAGGTCAGGCTGGTACTCAACTTCATTGTCGAAGTCAGGAACGGTTGAAGGTAAGTAGAACTGATTAAGATTGCAGTCAAACTTACTCAGCACCTCATGATGAGTACGAGCGTTATAGCAGATGATGTCCACATTGTGATAGGGCAAGTGCCATACAAACTCAATACGCTCCTCTCCATCATACGGATTATCATGCTGGCTAATGTTTTCAACAGTTACATTATCACGCAACCATGCCCAAAGTGAGTGCATTAGAACTTCTTCAGCTATATCACCTGCGTGGAAATTGTACAGGCAGATGTCAATGTCCTTGTGTGCCACCCCATGAAACACGTCACGACAATAACCACCAGCTACTACACAACCAAATGTATGTTCCTTAATCTTCTTAAGGATGTCTTCAACACTAAAGCCTTAGCCTTAGCTTCTTGAGCTTCTTGGAACTCTATAGCGCCTGCAATAATATTACTCATAATTACCTCAATTATCTGGCATTAGTTCATTAATAACTTCTCTTGATGCAGCTGCTATAGCTTGCTCAATGTCATCATTAGTATCACTATAACTATTATAAACTTTAGCAAACGCTTTTGATGAACCCATGTCACCAGTGACCATCACCTCAGTGTCCCTACCCACAAGCACAACCACATTAAGTGTGATAAGCTTACTCATATTCAACCACCTTCAGCACCTCAACAGTCCTACCAGTTACTGGACACTTACCAGTACCTGACACATAGATTACCTCAGCTTTCAGCAGCTCATTGACACGCCCACAAACTGAGTTGATTGGCATACCTAAAGCTACTGACAGCTGTGCTCTTGTCACACCCTTCTCAGGGTAGTAGTTAATAGCCTGCAAGACTTTCTCAGCTTGAGTAGCAGCGATGCCACCACGCAGGATGTCTTGGTAAGCTTTCCAGCTTGTTTCCTTAACCATTATCAATATCCCCTAGTATTCGTTGGTTTACGTGATTACGGTAAGCGCGAGGGACTGCTGTAGTTGGCAGCTCACTATCAGTGGACTTTACAATGTATATAAGGCCATCATCGGTTATTAACATAGACGAGACTTGCAAGCTGATAGTTACCTCATCCCTATAGCACTTGTGTTCAAACTTAGTAATTAATTTACCTTTGTAGTACCAGTTACCATCTGCTTTAACAGATGCAAGTATGCTTGAACCTTTAGGAACATGATAGCCAGATAATGGTCTGCCGTATCCCATATAACGATCCATCATGATTCACCTCAGATATAGTTAAGTGCAACCAAGTGTACGTTCACAGCATCCAATGGGTATCTACCATTGTAGCGATACCAGTCAGTAGCTTCATTAGCAGCTTGCTCATGTAGTGCCATGCCAGTAAGTACTGTTTGCATTGCACCAGACATCTGGGCTACCTGAGTACCACTACTCTTGTGGATGATTTGGGCACTATAGAAAACTGTAATCATATTAACCTCAGTCTAGTACACTATACTAAAGCCACCTAAGTGGCTTAGCGATTGATAATCAACAAGTCCTTGCGGTCAGTCATGTCAGCTCCCTCACGGACATCATCTTGCACAGCATTAGCGAAGCCCATAGCTTGCTTAGTCAGCTGAGCCTGCGCCCAAGGGTCGCCAGCACGAGCACGAGCCTCCAGCTCAGACATCTGGAGGCCAACGTTAGCGTTAGTTAAGATAGCCACCATCATAGCACCCCGTTAGCCACTAAGGTTACTGTCAACCCTTGAAGCACTTCACGCTTTGTAGCAGCAATCACATCTTCACGAGTGATACCTTCAAGCTTGCTGATAGCATCATCTACCAAGATACGCTCAGTACCATAGCCAACTTCACCACAGTCAGCTGATGCCATCACTTTAGTTACTGTGAACTGCTCACCTTCTACTGCAAGGTTAGGGAACACTTGTACGTTTAAGATTACTTCAGACATCTTGTTTCTCCTGAGCTTGCTTAAGCTCTTTAATGGTTTCTGCTAGTGTTTCATTTGAAAAGAATGGACAGTCAATACAGCTAAGACCTATGCAATCATCACTAGATGAGATAGCTTCACAAACTGACCCAGCCCCATTAAACTCTTGGATGTTAACAAATAACTTAATAAGATTACCTAACATCAGAACTCTCCATCAGATTCTGCATCGTTAATAAAGTTTTGTGCCATATGGTCACGCTTAGATTCTTTCTTCTTCCTACCAACTTGCGGCAGCTCATGAACACCTTCAAGATGCTCAAACTCACCAGTTGTTATGTCCTTGCGGAGCGCAACTGTAGAGCCTACCTTGTGGCCTACACCACGAGATTTAAGGTTACGGATAAGGGTAGTACATTTGTCACTGAGGGACTCAGCTTGAGTGTTACGCTCAATACCCCATACACCATTAGCCCAAAAGCTAATAGAGCCAGCACCACGCAAATCAGTGATATAAACCTCACCACCTAACTCATGTGGATCACGGCCTTTCTCTGGCCTACTCAAGTGAGTGAGCAGCATAATGTTAACGTCATGCTCATCCTTGAATGTACCAATGCGCTTCATAGTCTCATCGATAGCAGCCACACCTACCTGAACCTTACCATCCACGTAGTGCTCGAATGCTGTCAGGTTATCAACTACATAGTACTGGTAGCCCATAGCTAGAGCATCTTCCAGTACCTCCATGATAACTCGTACATCCTTGCTACCTTCGAGATCTGGGATAATAAGTAAGCCAGTTGCTACTAAGCTATCTATTGTAGCGTCTAATTCCTCTTGTGTGTAATCACGAGATACATCGTAGTCTTCATCCTCACCAAGCGGTGGGCTCATGAAGTCCTTGTTAGCCATCTGGCTTGCCACCATCTTAAGAACTTCATCAGGGCTGTTCTCAAGGTAGATAGCTACCACTGGCTTACCTTGCTTAATAAGGCTGGTGATATGCTGAGTGGTAATCTCTGTCTTACCTACACCAGTACCAGCGCCCCACACAGACAAGTAGCGCAAGCGGATACCAAAGGTAATCATATTCAATGCATCGCAGAAGTATGACAGCCCCATCTCTACAGCTTGCTTAGCTCGCTGTGCGTAGTTAGAAGCTTCTCTCAGCTTACCTTTTACTCTGGCATCTGACGGCGACCACCAAGCATCTACAAACTCTTTCTCTCTCCCCTTAAGTAAGCAAGCGTTAGCATCCTTACAGCCAGTTGGGTACTCAAAGAACTTAGACTTCTGTCGGAACAAGCGTGAGCAATCTAGGTTTAGCTTGTTGCCTACGTCATCATTATCAAAGCCCCAAACAATCTCCTCATACTGGTCGAATAACTCGCGGTTACTGACAATCTCCTCAAGAGCTGTCTCACCCTTGGTAGGCGACCATACATGCAGTATCTTCAAACCATCAAGAGTCTTAAGGCCATTCCACTGCTCAAGCTTGTTGACACTCTTGATGAGCATCTGCTGTGCAGCCATTGCATCACACTCACCGCCAACTACCAGCAGCTTACCCATCTTACCCTTGCGGAAAACACCGCTATCTAAAGCAGCTTGCTGTGTATGCAGGCCAAACATTGCAGTGTCACCGAAGCGGCGACCAAGATGACCAAGCATAAATTCTTTCGGCAGTGTACGACACTTAGCTCCAATGAGGTTAAGCTGCTTGTCATAAGTTGGGTAATAATGACGGACGACCTTGCCTCCTTCATCATGCCCTACTCGTACATTATATAGCTTAGCAATCAGCCCATGAATGCCACGGTCAGCCAGCGACTTAATAGATAGGCCATCAAACCACTCCATATCCATGCGCCACTCATCTTCAACTGCTGCGCGTTCTTCAGCTGTAAGAATCTCGTAGCGGTCTTTCATCCTCATGCCAGACATTGCTAGATGCCGAGTAAAAGAATCCGTCAGCTTGCCATCTGATTCCAGCTTGCGGAATTGCTCAGGTGAATACTGTACCTTGCCATCTATCTCACGGTCAAACACAGGGTCTTTGCCATCAGGTGGCTCATAGTAGCGCTCGTGGTTATCATGGTTATGTGTATGGATACATAGCTTGCCACCATCCTCGAATACCATGAGGTAACGCCCATGCTTATCTGCGCCGTTCTTCTGGCAAGCCGGACAAGGTAGGTTCATAACAATAGCCATCAGTATTCAGCCTCCCACCCGTAGCGACTGTCACGGTTCTTAGCCTTATGTAACTTACGCTTGTGAATCTGACGCTGAATGTGTTCCTCACGCTCTTTGTCATTCATCTTAGCCAGCCTCATCTTGATAGCTTTACCAATCTTCTCAGGCTTGATACTCGTTTGCATAAACTGCTCCATTCGTTAGTTATCTATTGGAGTGCCTAAAGCTCCAGTCTAGTGTACTAGACAAAATAAAGCCCTCCAGAGCTACTACACTCAAGAGGGCTTATAAGACTTACTATATAAAGTACCCTCTATAAGAGGGAATAAGGAGAAGCTTACAGGGCTTTAGTAAGCTTACTATTAGCTTTAGTTAGCTTACTGTACTTACTTAGCTTGCTCCTATTGTAGCGTCTAAATATTTTCTGAAAACTTTAAAATCTGACGGGCAATCACCCGTAAACTTTCTCAGATTTCGCGTAGCATCACATCTTGTACTAGCAAACTAGTACACCCAGTCTAGTCTAGTATACTATACTGAGAATAGTTCTCAACAAACTGTACTATCAAACTAGTACAAGCCAGATAAAAGAAAAGGCAGCCACCTAAGTAGCTGCCTGTAGTTGTTGTTAGCTTGCCATTTCTGCTAGCAGTTTGATTGCCTGAGCTGCTGTAGTGTACTCAGGTAGATAGTAAACCTCATTACCTATGAAACCTACGAGGCTATAAGTTTGCGTCACACCTTCACGGTTGACAGGTGGCTTAACCTGCTTAGGTGCTGCGTCATCGTCCCAAGAGATAACGCGACCGTCAGCAAGTCCTAGTACTAATACAAGTTTCATACCTCAACCTCAATGTTACTAAGCTCATTCATAACCTTATTTATTAAATCCAACTTGCGCAAGTCCCATTCAGTTGTCCCATTATCCGGCATACTATCAAAGCTCTCACTTATTAGGTCGCATAACTGACACTCTAGGTACTGCAATTGCTCTAGTTTCATTCTTTATTCCTCACGCAAAAGCATATGTAGATTGATTGATACTATCCAGTTGCAGCTCTCCGCGCTCTGGCACACGAATGTGTTCGAAAGCTGTCATAAGTCTGCCCTCATTCTCAGCAAGAAAGTTAGTGATAACATCATGCTGTTCGTACATGTCAACCATTGAAGCTCGCAGACGCTCACGCAGCAAGTCAGTAGCCCCTGCATGTGTCCCAAAGCTGTCATGGATTACTGCAATGCTGTTAATACCTGCATCTACAAAGTAGTTAGTAGCCAGTGTCAGGTGGCTTGCATCCATTGAGTGAACAAAGTTAGGTGCACAAGAGTTAATCATGCGATGATAATCTAAATCCTTGCTCTTAGTGCTTGTTACAAACTTAGTACCACCCAGTAGCTGTGTGTTAACCTGTCGTGTAGTGAACTGATAGATTTCCTGACGAACAATAAAGCCTGTAGGTGTAGTCCACTCTAGTGGCTGGTTCATCTTAGCAACTGAGCTTGTTACAGCCTTGATGTAAGCCATGCCAGCACGAGCAGCTACTACAACCTTGCCAATTGAATGCCATACGATGCTTGTCATAAGCGACTCAGCCTGTCCGATTGGCATTGCGCTGTCTTTATCCCCGAAAGCATGAACTTTCATAGGCTCGCGGTACTCAGCTTTAGCTAGCTTGTTCTCCTCTTTCTGCAAATCTTTCAGCCACTGGCTAACATGCTCACGGCAAGTTAATTGAGTGCTACCGTAGGGAAGCGTCATAACTGGCTTCTTAGTTAAGCTGCGATTTGGTTGCAGTCTTAGCCATTCCTGTGCAAGCTGCTGTGCTAGCGCTGCATCTATCTTACCCTCATAAACCTGAGAGCCATCAGCAATTGCTTGCAGCTCTTTAACAGCTACCTTGCAGACTTCCCCATAGATGTCATTAGGCTTGCTTGAGTTAACAAGGTTTACAGCACCACCGCCTACAATATCCCGTAGCATCGCAGAGTAATGCTGAATGCCTGAGCAGCTGCCATCCATAGCGCAAGGGATGTAGCTTACAAACTTCTGAGGGTTGCCACCTGATTGCACATGCTGCAAGAAGTCAGCATACTCAAAGCACCAGTTAAGGAACTGCCATGGCTTATCTGCCTTAATCCAGTCATTGAAGGTTACAGGGTCGCTAGCAATGTCTAAGCACATCTCGCAAAACTCTGGCTCACTGACCAAAGCTACGCGCTCGTCAAACTCCTTCTTATCCCAACCCCACTCGTTAGCACCATGCACCTTAAACCAGTACTCGCCACGCTCGCCGAGTTCCATACCATCAGCAAACTTGATGAGCGCCTTTTGCAAGTCGCCACCCTGTGGGCTTACAAGGCTGCTCTGACAGTAGACACGCCCGCGAAAGTCCAGCGTGTACACAAAGTAGATTGCATCAAAGCCAACGTAGCGGTTAGCTTGCCCCAAAGTACGAACAACTTCCCTAAAGCTTGCTACGCGCTCGCTCTCCTCGTCATAGTTCTGGCGTGCCAGCTGTTTCCACTCTTGAAAAGCTTCCCACTGGCTGGCAGTAAGCGCCGCTTTCAGCTGCTCGCCTCTCAGCTCTTGGAGGTACTCAGGTACTGGACAAGGGTTTTTCTCTTTCCAATCACTTTCATCCTTAGATGGGAGGGCATAAGGCAAGCCAAGTTCTACAAGCGTGTTAGCGGTTGCAAGTACACGGTCTGAAATCTTCCAGCGTACAGCCTGCAATCTGTTTACAGCGCTATAGACTACTGGCATTTGCTCTTTTGTCAGCTTACGTAAGTGGCGCTTATTGCGCACTTTAGCAAGGTGTAGTGTGCTGCTTACAGCCTCAGTATGGTAGCCACCAGTGAACGGCGACGTCCAATCAACTGGAGGGATAACACAAGGTGCATAAGCTGGAGCAAGTCCCCCAATAGCATCACGAAACTGGTGAATCCACTTAGTAACCTTTTCAGTTGGCTTGATAAATACAAGAGTACCCTTACGCACTGTCTGAATTTCTTTGCGTATAACTGGCTCGCCTTCAAACAAGATGCACTGCTCAAAGATGTTCACAAGTAAGCTGCCAACATGCTTACAGTCTTCCTCCCTCCAGTCGTGCCAGCGCTCAAGATCAACCTGAGTACGCTCTGGATTCTCCGAGAGTTTCTTCTCAGTTGCTACTAGTACTTTATGCTGATGTGCATACTGGATAGAGTTACGCTTAGCTAAGCTGTCTTTAACCTTTCCAACATACTTAGGTGCTGAGTCCTCAAGCTTAGTAAATCTGACTTGGTCCTCTATGCGTCTGCCGATAGTTGTAACAAGCCAGTTAGCATCAAACTGAGTACTCCCTAAAACATCCAGTACATTCTTTATAGCAATGTAAGCAGCTTGCTCTGGTGACACTTGTCGAATGTACTTGAGGGCTACCGTAGGACGCCCCGATTTAGTCTTGTAGTACTCCTTATAAGCATCAATACCTTTTACCATCGGTTCAATAAAGCTTGAGAGTAAACGGCGGTTCCAGTCAGTTTCTGAGGGTGTACCGCTGTCAATTGCACGTTGGTTATTCTTGTCAAAGCGAGTAATACCGTAGCCATGCATTTCACTTTCTAGCTCAAGTTGTTTCTGGTAAAGCTCATCGCTTGTGTACATCGTACTTCCTTATAAAGAGTTGATAGCGGCTATCACTAGCCGCTAGTAGTTACTTACGCCTGAAGTTATTACCTATGAGGATTAAATTCCCATTAAATATTTCACGTTCTATTAGTAATGAGTCTACATCATACCAACGAGCTATAAGTGGGTGTTTAGCAATAAACACCATGTCACCAACTATCACCAACTCACCTGATAATCTGTGCTTATAGATTTTCATGCTGCATTCTCCATAGCGTGAATCAGTTCATGACGTGCCTCATCCAGCAAAGCGTAAGCCTCATGTTGACGACCATAGCCAGCTTTGCACAAGCTCTTGAAAGCTTCCAGAATCTTAGCCTTATCAGTTGCGTCCTCTGCTGCCAGTCCTAAGCGAGCATACAGGCAAGCGCTAGAGAACTGAGGCAACATAGGCGCGTTACTGGCTGCTATGCGTGGCTTGTTTGCCTCTGCAATCTGAGCAAGTAGCTCTGCGTTCTGCTGCTGCTGAATAGCAAGCTGCTCGCGTAAGTCTCTTACAAGTTCCATAAGCTCCGCGCTTTCCTCCTGTGGCTTGCTGTCTAGTACGCTAGACTCTGGCAGCTGTGGCGCGGCCTCCTGTGGCTCTGCCTTTGCGTCATTAATAATAGTGCTAGCAGCTTGCTCAAGTAGTTTCTGGCTAGCTTGTGGCTCTTGTTGCTCCACAGGCTTAACTGCTGGCGCTGCTGGCTCCAGTAGTTCGGCTAAAGTCTTGCGGGTCAAGCTGCCCGTCTCAGCTAACGCCCTAGCTTGCTCAAGCTGGCTGTCAGTGGCTTGAGATTGTAGCGTGTAAAGCACCTCCACTGCTGTAGTCTTCCATGCATCCTCTTGAAATACGCTAGCAACTTTCATCAAGCGATAAGCCCATGCTTTCTTAATGCCAAAATTATCATCTACCCACTTTAGAAAGTCTGGTGTGCTTTCGTGAGCATCTTTAGCTTTCAGTAGCAACTCACCTAAATGGAACGTAGCCTTGCCAGCGTCAGCAATAGTCGCTTTAATCTCACCTTCTAAGCACTCAAGCTCAGTAAGTGCGCTAGCCTCGGCTTGTGCTAACAAGTCATCTTGCAAGCGTACCCGTAAGCTATCCAGTGACTGAATAAAGTTAGCGCGAGTTTTAGTTACTACTTCACTTACATCAACACCCAATTCCACAACTTGAGCATAAGCAGCCTTAACGGTTGTCTTGCTCTTATCGTCGGTCATTTCAACTACGATAGCTTTGATAGAATCAATGATGTTTTGCATGTTGCTTTCCTCAAGTTAACGGCTATCGAATGATAGTCATAAAGGCAACTTTAGAAAGCTGCCTTTAGTCTCTCACTCATCACGCAAGTCTGCTGCTGTCAGGAACAAGCCAGCACTAGCAGCTTTCGCAAGCTCTTGCTCCATCTTTCGAGAGCGCCTGTCAAACTCCCTCCATTCTTCTTTAGTCATGCAAGCTTCTATCCTACTAATTTGCTTAACATCTTCAATAAGCTTACCTTTTACCACCTTGCGCACCTTAACGCTTAACATAGTTTCTTAACTCCAATTTAGCTTTATGGATAGCCTGCATAGCCTCACCGCGCATCTTCTTATCACCTAAAAAGTTAGCTATCGCAAGCTTGCTTTCTGCTGCTGCAATCTTGCTCAAGTAGTTTAGTTGCGGCATAAAACCTCCAGCCTCTTACCTAAATCTGCTGAACCACAATCCATATAATCCATGTTGATAGCTTGATTGTAAGCCTCAATACTTGCAAACATCCTATCCAACTCCATTCGATGCAACTCCATCAAGTTTAGCCAGCCCTCACTACCAACTTCCAGCTTGTCGATAGCTTCAATGAGGCGGCTAGCCCTTTCGCTAGATTGATGAAAGATAGTGTTAAATTGATTAGACATATCAAGCCCCTAGTTTACAGATGTTCCAGTAGTTATCCGTCAGTGTTACAAAACGCCCGCGCTTGTCTCTCACAGTCCAGATGTCACGCTTCTTAGTAATGATGTAGCGCTCATGTGCCCTCAGAAAGTCACGGCGCACTTTGTATATAAACAGTAGCCAACCGCAAGCTGCTATGAGTAAGTAAGTCATAATTGTACCTCAGTTAGTTAGTAACAATCATTGCAGCCACTGTAAGCTAATGGCTGCTAGTTTGCTACTTCACAATAAACCCGTATCCCTTTCCATCTGGCAAGCTACCTTTAGCTACCATTTTGAAGCCATCATGGTTATCACCATATCGAAGGTGCATTGCCTTGTTAGTACCAACTAACCACTCATTAAATGCCGCCTCATGCGCGCAACTGGCTGAATAGTCATAGCTGAATGTTTTATTACCTAACCAGCTTGATACTTTGATACGTGAGCCACGAGTGTTAGTAGCTGGCAGGTATTTAGTAGTGATAGTTTGCATAGTATGTACTCCAGTTGTTTCTATTGGTTGAAAGTAAGCTTGATAGACTGCCAGCAAGCTGCTGGCTAGCCTTGTTATGGATACTTAACTTTAAGTATCTCAGAGGCTTTTAATCTAGTGCCATCAGTAAGCTCTACACATTCATAGCCCATAGCTGATATGTAATGCTGGGATACCTTGCCCCAAACACGATAGCCATAAATATCTTTGTACCTTACTAATGTGCCTTCAATTACTTCTATAATCATGATAGCTACCTATTGGTTGTGGTTAGTCTATCAAGCTCACCTTAATAAGCTGCTCAGCCTCTTTCAGAGGTGTCTCGCACTAGCTGAGCATTCTTAGGTTATTGTCTGCTACTGTCAGTGATAGGCCAGCTAGTGCCAGCCTTATCATTAAGTATAGTAAGCTATCGCAACTGCTTGTGGTGGTATGGCGTTATTATTACCAGTCTCACACCATTCCTCATCCACATCTTGGCAGTATCTGTGGAGTCTTCCATCAATATACTCGAAAGTGTCAGACCAAACACTACCACCAAATACCCATACAGCTACAAAGTGACCGGATGTTGGTTGCTCATTTACTAATTTAGCCATGATAAATTACCTTCTGTTTGTAGTAAGCCTATCACTGACAGCAGCACCGCTTGAGCGGTCTTCGGCCTATCATCAAGCCTTTCAATTTCTTATCCTTCCAGAATCTACCTGATAGGCTGGCTAGTGCCAGCAGCTATCTATTAAAACTTACAATCTTTAAAAGCTATCTTGAGTATTGTCTCTATGTGAGAGTCATTTAAATCAGTTATGTAACCACCAATGAGTGTTAGCTTGTTACTAGCCATTAGTATCTCATTAGTTTTAGCATGACCTATAGAGTGGTATGCATCCCATATAAATCGCTTAAAGGTTAATCCCTTGCTCTGGTAAACCTTAGCTATTGCTGGTAGGTCTTTGTTGCTTAAAGCATTACGAATATCAGTAGCTGTTTGCTTAGAAAGTTTCATGATAGTTCACCTTTGTTGTTAGTAAGCCTATCAGGTAGATTCCAGATTGTTAAAGAGCAAGTAGCTACTAGAGCCACTATCAAGATAACTTGTTGCTGTGTCGTCTTGATGTAAGTAACTATACATGCAGTAAGCTACCTAGTCAACACCATTTTAGTGATGTAGCTCACATTTGTTGAGTGTAGTGTACTAGACTGACTCAAGCTACCTAGTTAGTTGACCATAGCTACAAGCAGTTACCTAGTGGCTGTACGTAGGCTGATAGCAGCCTTGCTACGGCGTATGGTCTTCCTATTGTATCCTCTTATTCTATCTTCTTTATATTGTGCATCGAATGATGCACTAAGATAGCTATAGTAAGCTTACAGCAATCTACCTAGTAACCACCTAGTAAGTTATAGACAACTGCCTAGTGAACTAACAGCAGCTACCTAGTCAGTGATAGTAAGCTACCTAGTGAGCTAGCTATAGCTACCATGTAAGCCACTGCAAGCTGTAGGTTGTACATAGCTATAGCAAGCTACCCAATAAGCTACCAGCAGTTTGGTAGACTAAAGACAGATACTTACAGCCACATACTCTGTACTAGCTGAGTAGTACACTGTGTACTCGCTAGCTGATACAAGCTACCTAGCCAGCCCACCAACAGCTACTGTCAGCGTACTAGTTCATGAGTACAGCAAGCGTCTCTGCTTGAATTAGCAGCCTGATAGCCCACGCAAGCTAGCCAGAATTCACGTAGCTGCATCAAGCGTACTAGTACACGAGTTCACAATCAATAGCTTACGTTAGACCAGTCAGTCTACTGCAAGCCTCCTAGCCAGCTGCTGCCAGCCTGAGCCAGCACAAGCCCACCCCTCCCCCTCTAACTGCCTGCGGCCTAAGAGGTGCCAGTCAGCCACCCCGATGGGGGTAAGCTGAAGCTGGCGGCGGCGGGACCTGCTTTACTTGTGTAACCTATTTTAGATTCAGGATAGCTACCTAACTAGCTTACTAATACTTAGATAGTCTTGTGAGCTTTACCAGTTGCTCTATCAACTCGTCCACTAAGAACTCGCTGATACTTCTCCATAGCCTCAAGCTGCTCAATAAGAGCCTCTTGTTCAACCTCTGGAAGACTACAGAATACTTCATTCTCATAATGAGCAAAGTTACCTAAAGCTTTTACCTTAGTACTAAGCTCATCCAGCTCTGCTACCATACGTGCAACATGTGGTTGTAACATGATTATCTCCTTGTTAATAAATGACTTACTGTAACCTATTTTAAGTTTCAAGACCAGCTTACAGTAACTATTAAAGGGCTACCTAGCTAGATTGCTTAAGCTCTTGTGGTACTTCAACAGGAGCTACTAAATCCCACTCCTGCTGATTATACCTTGCACCTAGCTTAACAAACCTTACCTCACCTGTCTTACGATGCCTAACAAAGTATACAGCTTTCATAGTACCATCATTACTCATAGCTTATTAACACTCACCATAACCTACATCAACTCTTGTATACTGACCAAAGTCATATCGTATGACAAACCAGCCAGCTCGTGAACACTGTATCTTAACGAACTCAGATAACTTACTCATATCTTGCTCCATAAGGCAGCTCACTATAACTACCTAGCAAGCTTACTTAAGTATATTAATTGGCTTAAGCTTCATAGCCAGTCGATAGCCCTCAAACTCCCAAAGGCGTTCCTCTGCTTTCTTGATAGCATCCTCATAAGCATACTGACGACCAAGCTTAGCATCAAAGTTAGCAGGGTCTACACAGCTAGAGAAGCCATTAGCAATGTTGAAGCCATTCTGTAATACAATCTGACACACAGTGGTAGTACCATGCAGCTTGTTATAGTGCGCGGTACTAGTAGCTAACAGTGAATCAATATGATCTTTTGTTATCCGATTTGACATAATTACCTCATTAGTTAACAGCAGCCTACTAGAACTACCTAGCAAGCTGCCAATTGATTACACTAAAGCTGTCCAGTACCAAGTAGGTGTAGTACCTGAGTAACGAACAGCAATTAACTCACCAGGATTAAGAATATATTCACCAACACCTGTACCAGTATCACCTCCATTAACGAAGACAGTAGTTACACTACCTTGGATACGTATACGCTGCACCTGTCCGGTCTTGTTGGTATAGGCAGCATCAGAGGCTGGCATAGCTGGCGACACTTGTCCCCGTAACCTACCCTTGATGAAGATTGAATTCCAAGCAAGAGAAGATGGAGAGATGAATCCAGCATTAGGATACATCTCAGATTGTGTACGACCACAACGTGGAGTAGTTACAGTTAGTCCACCTGCATTAATCCCACCTACATAGATAGGGTAAGAGTTTGCAGGGTAAGTCATTGAAGTTGGCTGCCAGATGTCCATATAGGGGTTGTTAACCACAATGTACTCTGCTGCGTTGTTGTCAATGTAGAATGCAAAGTTGATATTCTCTAAGTCAGGTGTATCAAATGTTACGTTATAAGAGAATCCATCAATCAGTACACCATTACGTGCGTTAGAGTAACTACCACCCGAGAAGTGACAGAAGTGGCACATACGCATCTGCAATGCAGTACCAAAGTTCGGCTTACCAACAACTACTGTATTCTCAAAGTGGCAATCAAACAGCCAGTTAAGCTGTAGTGATATTGCAACAGGTGAGCTAGTTGAGTTGAAGTTAGCTACAAAGCATTGCTCCATTGTGTAGTTGCCGTGGTTATCAGAGAAGTCACCTAACCCGATTGACATGCCAATACCGGGTACATCACAAGTGAACCCAACACGAGAGAACTTACCTTGGAAGTGGTCTGGACCTGCACTAGAGCCATAGATATGGAAGACTGGCTCAACAGTAGTAGTTGAGTGAATCTTGGATGTATAGCAACCATCACCATACAGCTCAGGGCAGATTCTTTCAGGATTCATGTGAACTGGTATAAGGACACGGTCAGTTGTGAAGTAGACACCAGCTGGGATGTAACCCGCAACCTTGCCACGAATCCATACATCAATGAACTTGTTGATACTCTCTTTGTTATCGAAAGAGCCATTACCGATTGCACCAAACCATTTAAGGCTCAGCTTATCTGTATCAGTTCGAACCCAAAGACCTGTACCATCTTGTGTGTTATTGAACCACTCATTACGCTGACCAGCAACTGACCAATCTAGCGGGAAAAGCTTGCTAGGGTCAATATGAGTTGCACCATTGTGCATGGTCTTAGGTAGGGTGGAATCCCAATAGAACTCACCACCACCACCATCACCTTTTGAGTGGAACCCACTTAACTTAAGTGTGGAGCCATCTCTGCCAAGCACACCTGATATGTTCTTAACCAAGTCATCATTCTTACCATAATCTCTTACATTAACAGTATCGTATAGCTTATCCTGTAAGATGCGGTCAACAGCACCTGCCAGAAGTCCCTTAGCTATAGAGAGTGTACTTGTTACTCTAGTTAGTTTTGGCATCATTCCTCCTATTACTACTCCACCCTCCATATGAAGATAGATGAGTAATAGGCCGCTCATTGAACGGCACTAATGATTATTTGTACCCACGCTCTAATCCTAAGATGTACAGACCAAGATTAGTTGCATCTTGTAAGCTCATACACATCTGACTATCAACTTGTGTGACTGTTGTCAGGGCTGGCTTTACTGGCATCTGTCTTGTTTGCTGCATCACGCACCCTGAAGTGGTCAGAGAACCACTCAGTAGGATTGGAGCTAATAGCGTCAGCTTCAGCTTGCGCACCTTGCTGCTCCTTCTTGGCTTGCTTCCTTTCAACAGCTCGCAGCAGTGCTGCAATTATCTCTAGGATAGCCTTAAGCATTACTGACAGCTCACGATAGTGCAGACAAGCTCAGTAATAGTATTTGCAGTATCTGCACCCAAGTCCGTCCCTAGTGCTGCCCCAAGGACAACGACCAACAGGGTAACGAAAGCTGCAATAACTTTCTTACTCTTGAAAATCTTACCCATAATAACTCCTTAAATAGATAGACCACTTTTAGATGTTTTGCTAGTTGTGCTAGTTCCATTTCTACTAGGAGTCCAGTTAAGCCACTTGTTAGTTTCTCTAGCTTTCTGCTGTGCAGACGCTAAGTCAGCTTCCTCTTGCTGTGCAGTCATTGTCTTGCCCTTATCCTTCATAGGGTTGATAAGCAATGAAGATGGCTTCTGTAAAGCCGTCATAGTATCTCCCATGATGTTGGTAGGATTGAACAAGTCACTAGGCTTACCACCCTTGAGCATGGACTCAACAGGAGTAAGCGCACCGAAGCTAGGTATCATACTTGTACTCATCACATACCTCTGCTAGTCCATAGCTCATAGAGCTGTAGGTAATCTGAAGCAGCTAAGTCATCTCCTAACTCAACTGCCTCTTGCCACTTAAGTTGACACCAAGTGCTACAGCTTACTTCCATGTCTGGTAAGCTTTTAGGTAATCTTGTGGAGTAGCATTACCTAAGTGCGTATTCCAGCGCTTCTTAGCATACTCTGCTAGTTCCTCGTCGTTGCCTGTCGGCAACGCTTCTGGGAAGCGGAGGAAGAATGCGCGAGCCATAGCAGTTGCGTAGTCTAGGTCAGTAATCATCTTGACAGGCGAAGGTTGACCATCACCCATCTCTACGATATGTCGGTACAGCTCTGGTCGGTTCTTATGAACCCAACGGAGTACGTCATCGTGAGTGGCATTCTCCATCTGATAGACACCCTTAGCCTGTCCAGTTGTCTGAACAATATAGTGACCCTTCAGAGATTCATGAGCCACAATCATTGTCAGCAAGCGCTCAGCTTGAGGTGAGTATAGGCCAATCTTCTCAAGGCTAGGTCGTAGCACATATTTTTGGAACTGATTACGGTTCAACTCTTTGCCTCCTTGATGTGTGTAGATTTCTAGGTGCTTTGATAAACCATGCTCAAACTTAGGAACAGGGTTTATTAACGCAAGTAGCATAATTAACTTAATCATAGAAAGAAGGCCAGTATAGTACACTATACCAGCCACTCCAATTAAGCTGGGGTTACTTCGATGAAGCCAGCTGCATCCATACCCAAGATTACCCACTTAGCAGTAGCAGTAGAGCCTTGTGCGATAGCAATGACTACATTGCCGCCAGTGGTCAGCTTGACATAAACCATACCACCAACCTGCTTACCAGACTTGGTAGTGTCGTTGATAGGGTGGGCAGCGCTTGCCAGCTGTACCTGAGTTACCAGAGCAACTGGCAGGTTAGATACGGATTGAGTGTTTACTGAAGTTGGTGCATCACCAGTGATATTACGTGGCATATTGTATATCTCCTTAGAAAGATTCTTTAGTTACTTGCTCTGCAATAAGTAGAGCAGATGTGATAGTAAAATTAATACCAATAGCAGTCAGCTCGACTGAGCTACCATTTGTTGCCAAGTTACCATCCTTATCAACAGACAAGAATGTAGCAAGTGTAAGTGAGTCTCCTGTGGTTGCTGATGTCCTGTTTGCCTCAAGCCTATTACCATTAGTACCTAGGAAGTTTAATTGTAAACTTCTGTTACCGGATGCATTAGCCCAATTACCAACAATGTTAAGCTTGAATGCACAAGAGGCATTGTCATTAATGACCTTAAGCTTGTTAGTAGTTGTGTCAAAGAATGGTGCCAGTGTACCAGATGCAGGTGTAAGCGCCTTAAGTAAGGTAACAAGATTGTAGGATGTACCAGAGGTAAGAACAACAGATGCACCTGTATAGTACACCTCGGTCTTCTTACGCTGCAGGCGACTATCAAGAATTTCATTACCATCATAGGCTAGCTTACTTCCGTCATCAGACAACTTAGAGTCAACTAGTGAGCCATCAGTATCTCTCTTGGGTATTCTGTTATTTATTGTTAGCATACCTTTGATAAGGCTTAGAGCCTTAGCAGTATAAGTAGCCATCTATAGCTCTCCTTATAAAGATATAAGAATAATAAGATAAGAAGGACAGTAGCTACTAAGGCTACTTAAAGCTTACTATAGCTAACTATAGCTACTGTTTACTTACTGTTCTTCTTTTAGCTTTCTCCTATTGTAGTGCCTAATCCCAAAGTCATGAAAACTAAGGGATTATTGTCCTTTAATTAAAGTATTTCTTGAGGGCATTTGCCCCTGTGTTTTGCTGCTCCATATAGCTCGAAAAATCACCACCATGCAGCATAGTGTGAACGAAGCCATCGGGTTTAGCCATGACCTCGAAGAATTGCTTGTCAGTGGCGTCCTGCCGCTCTTTCTCGGCCTTCTCTTGGTCGTAGTCGATGTAGTTCACAATCTGCGACACAGCCCCAGCCAGCGCGTCTAATCGGTCATCGTGACGCAGCGCCCCACGGTCGCTCGTTATGTGAGCAAGTTGGTAGAAGCAGCTGTAGGTCATCTTTACCTCTGCCGGATACTTCTGGATGCTATTGTAATCCTTCATAACAGCAGTCTGAGAGACAATAAGCCTGTGCTGACCTAATAGGGGTTCCAGTGTATCAATAATACGTAACTCTTTCTGACCACTAGAGTTAATCTCCTCAAGTCTACACTCAGGGTAATACTTCTCAAACAATGGTTTCAACATCGCATAGTGAGCACCATTACCAAAGTTCTTCTCTACATAGCAGACATTAACACCTGCATCCTTGGCTGCTTGGACAATTTTCATCAACTCAGATTGCTCGTAACCACCCTTAACTCCATCAACATCATAGATGTAGACGTAAGTACCTAGCAGTTTTGTAATTGCATAGCCCATTTCATCCTGTGAACGAGAGCCACCACCAGCTGGGTCAACAAACATAACAGTCAAATCAAAGTCACGCATGGTGTAAGGTTGCTGCATAGCAAAGTAAAATCTATCTTGTGGGCGTGTACCAAATCGTGGGGCAGCCTGCCACATACTCCTGACGTCACTATTCCACACTGGCATGACAGCACCTTGCAGTGCGTTGAAGTTCATTAGCACCAGATTTTCAAGCTTAAGTTTGAAACGGTCACGGTCAGACATACCTGTGTGAACCATGAACTGCAACATAAACTTAGCTAAACCTTGTCTAAGTTCCTTCTCCTGCAAGATCACCTCATCATACATAGCAGGCGTAGTAGGCTTACCCATACTACCATCAAGGCCACCGCCACTCTGTAGGCTAGGTTCAGCAGCTATATCCTTCCTGAATAGTGGGGCCAGAGCAGTGCCATAGAACTCAAGTTGCTCTGCTGTAGGGTAGCGACCGGGCCATATCCTCATTACATAGCCACGAGCAGGTAGTGTATTGTAGATAGACTCAACACCCTGTGGTGTGCCTAGGTAGATAATACGACCATACTGGTTGATTGATTCAAACTCTAATGACTGCTCAAGAAGCCACTCACGGCTTTGGGCTGTACGGGAGTTTTGAAGTGACTCAATATCATCGGCTAAGATAAGGTCAGCACGAGCACCCTGAGCACCTGACTCGATAGAGTAGCAGGTGACTGATGGTGACTTATCAGCTCCACGGAAGCACCAGTGAATATCAAAAGCCTCAATAGAGGAGCGGTCGCCAGCATATGTGTCGGGTTGCATAACCTCAAGTATGTCAATAGCATAGAAGATTTTAACTACCCAACCAGCAATCTCCTTAGCTCGCTTGCCATTCTGTGAGAACACAATGATACGATAGTGTGGCATGTGCATGAGACAGAAGCAGCAGAAGATAGCTGCCATAACTGTCTTAGTCATACCACGACTTGCCTGTATACCAATGTACTTACCACCACCAAACAGAAAGGCTAGTATGTCCTTCTGTGTTCGGTTGAGGTGTGGAGCACCAACAATAGTCTTCTCCAGTACCAATGAGGCAAACAGCCACAAGCCTTGTACAGTGAATGGGAAAGCTTCTTGAAGTGCTTGAAGCTCCTCCCACATATCAAGCTGTGCTTTCTTGTCGTTCCTGTTAACCCGCCTCATCAGCCATACATCTCCTCATCATCTTTGAATGGCACAACAACACCACGTTCATGCTGAGATTTACGAATGTTAGCCAGCTTGTCACCAAGCTCATTAGTGCTATCAGCAGCTGGGTCAGCACATACAATACCATTCTTATCACACCAGTCGATAGCTGACTTGAGTTGTTTCATGTCTACAATCAAATCAACATCACCACCCTGCTCAATGAGTAATAGCCACTTCTCTAGCTTCTTAGTGATAACTTTAGTAACTAGCTTGTGGATAAGACCTACGTCATCCTCAGTGGCTGCATTCTTGTTACTTTTGCTTACGCTTGCCACATAGCACCTCCTTTATAAAATTGCAAAGATACTTATACCAATCCACATTCTTAGCAGCTAGTACATGCATCTGTAGTAAGATATACAGAAGGGTGGCTAGCTGCACCCACTCAGCAATAGAGTAGCCAAGAATGTTTAGACTAACTACAATAGTTGGTGGAGCTGATTTAATTGTCTCCACCACTACTTCACCAGTTTTACCTCCAATCATTATACAATCTCTATAGCAGGCCAGTTAACACTAACAATAGTGCCACTGACAGGTGAGGTTAATGTGTGTATCCCATCAGTATCAACAAATACTAATGCATTAGCTACCACTGAGCCGATTGTAGGTATGTACACCTGTGACAGCGGAACTCCAGTTACGAGGTGTGCATAAGTAAGCAGCGCCCCATCCTGTGATATGTAGTCGCTTGGTGACGCTGGTGAGGCACCAATGAGGATGAATACTTCATCACCTGCAAGTAGTGGCTCTGCTAGGTATAACTTGTTATTACTAACGGAATAGGCATAGCTAGAGCCAAGTGTCTGAGTTACACCATTAATGAAAAGCATTGCACTTGTGAAGGTGTATGGTGGAGATAGCTGTTGCTCACCTCCTGCTGCAACAAATCGCCAAGGTACAGTTCCACTTGCAACTTCCTCAAAGCTATTCTCAAGTGACTCTACCCTATTCTGCAGGCCGTCGGTTACATCTTTCTTTACAGCATCATCAGGGTCTATTGCATCACCTAGGTTCTTTATATTGAACCCACCCATGTTGACATCTTGCTTAAAGTAGAAGCCATCAGGTAGGAAGCCATCAAGAATCTCTTGAGTTACGTATAGCTGCTGTAGATTGGTGTTATTGAGTGTGTCTTGGCTAAAAGGGTTGCCATTCTTGAAGTCAGAGTAAGGGACGTTCTTAGGCATAATACGACGAATAAGAACATCAGACCCTACTGAGGGTGCAGTGGATAGATAAACTTTGTTAGGGTCTGTAGCATTTATGGTGAATGGCACAGTAGTACCATTGACAAACACTTGGATATTAGTAGGGGATAGATACCCCTCGTCTTGACCTGCAAATGACATAGTGAAGATAGTCTTTACACCATCACCTACGTCACGAGTGTATGAGAAGTTCATAAGCCTCCTAGAGAGTGTTAAGGATTGCCATACCTATTGCAGTGTTCAATAGTGGTACAGCTCCATATACTTTATATAAATCTGCTTCAGGGTCTACAGACTGGTCAGTAGCTAATCGTGAACCAGCAGCAGCTGCCTGCCCAACCTTACCAAATGCACCTGTGGCTGCAACACCACGATACTCACCAAAGGGTTTCATTACACTATCTTGGTAAGGATTAGCTACGTTATACACCTGAGCAAGTGTACTGAACACCGCTAGCTGTGACATACGACCAGCCACGGTATAAGCCATCTCATCCTCAAGGCGCTTGGTGACATACTCATCACGTTTGTGCTCTGGCTGCTTAAGTGCCTGTGTGCGAACGTCAACCTCAGACCACATATAGGCTAAGCCAGCTGACCATGCAGTAGCAGCAGCTAAGCCAGCTTGGTCATTCCTGAAGCCACGTTGGATAGACTTCTCATAGGCTACCAGTGCAAATGACTGAAGCTTCATAAAAATCTTACCAAGAGACTGATTGGTAAATGCAGGTAGCTCGCCATAGTAAGAGCGACCAATATTAAATGTGTGTATGGTGCGTATAGCAGTACCAAGCTCATCACGCATCTTAGGGTCAAGAGTACGGATAGCTTCAAACACATCCTTACCACTAGCCATCTGTGACTTGATATGAGACATACTGGCATCTAAAGAGTCCTCAGACATCTTACCTAGTTCAAGGAAGCTCTTACGAACCTTACCAGTGAACATGCCATTCTTAGACAGGTCAACAACATTAGTCAGGATACTACGAGCTGACAGCTCATCAATCATACCTTGCATCGGTCTAAGAAATGACATAGTGCTTTGCAGCCAGCCAATGTTATCCAGAACCTTGTCAGCCTTAGAAACTTGACCAATGACAGCATCTCCATACTCAGCACCTTTCATCATTTTGTGACCAAATAGGTAATCCTGATGGCTGACAGTACCAAATATCTCAGCCATATTATTAAGCTGATTGTTAGTCTCAAAGTATCTTGCAGACGGCAACAGCGAGCGTACACCATGATACAGAGTTGTAGGCATATTCCTGAGTGTTGCACCTACACCGCTGCGAGCTATGGTAACACCCAAGTCAGCTACCTGAGCCAAGCCAGAGAAGCCGAGCATCATCAGGTTAACCAGCTTACCAGTAGAGCTTGCAGCATAGGCAATACTTGTAGCTTCCTCCACAGGTTCACCAAATGACACCTTGACACCGTTGAAGAAGTCTTCTTCATACTTGTCCAAGAACTTACGATACTTATTGATGTCACCTAAGCGCTCATAATCCTTGATAGTCTTCTCAAGCCCAGATACAACCTCTGGCAGTGCCTTGCTTCTGTCAAGCTTTGATAACCTGTCAGTAGCCCTGTTGTAGTTGTCAGTCAGCTCAGTAAGCTGCTGGCGATGACGCTTGAAGGCTTCTGTGATAGTATCCTCCACCTGACGGCGGCTCCGCATACCGTACTTGGCGAAGGCAGATTGTGCTGCTGCATCTCGTACATACTTATCGACACTAGCAGTTGATGCATCCACCAAGTCAACGAATCGCAAACCATCAACGGTTTCAGATGCCAAGTTGGGGTGAAGGGACTGCATGGCTCGTGCTGAGATTGACTCATCATGAGCTTTATCTTGTAGCATGTTAATAACGGTTTTGATCTCACTGTCAGCTACCCCACCCTCACGTAACTCGTTAACAACCTCTGCAATCTTGCCACTAATAGATTCAGTTGGCTTAACTGCTGCAACCTTACCTGACTTACGGTAGTAACGCTCAAGTGTATTGTCAGCTACCAAGCGAGCAGATTTAGCTGACAAGGGTATCTTACCAGTCATATAACCACGAGCCATTACCTCACGTACTGCATCTTCCCCATATTGGTCAAGAGCTGCTGTAATATCTGTCTTGCCAAACAGCACAGGAGTATAGCTAGCTCGCTCCTCTACTTCCTCAAATCCACGTACACCATAACGCTTCATTAGCTTGAGTGATTCAGCATAAGCTTGTGCACGAGCCTTGGCAGCTTGTGTGATAGCATCATCAGTTGGGTTGATAATGGAGTCAGTAAGGTCAGCCATACGTAGCATTACGTTACGGTCAAACTTAATAACCTCCTCATTATATTTACCAGCTTGCAGCAGTGGATTGATACCAAGCTGCTTGATGTACTTCTCCTTAGCTGCATTCTCTAGGAAGAAGGCTTTAGGCATAATAGAAGTACGCATAGTGTCAGAGAAAGCAATAGCAGACTGTGGTGCCCCTTTGATACCATGTGGGTCATTGAACACCAGAGATGCAATACCACGTAAGGTGTTATCCTTAGTGCCAGCCATTACGCGAGTATAGAGGGCAGTAGAACCAGCTACCTTAGTTACTGGTATCTTCTCACCAATCTTCTGCAGTCCACCTAACACATTAGAGTATGTGTCACTAATCTCTTTCCCTTCTAGGTCAGGGAAGATAATAGAATCCTTAACCTCAGCTGCACCAACTGAAGTGGTAGCAGGCTCTGGTTCTGGTATAACCTCTTGAGTAGCTTGCTCAGGTAATACAATAGGCTCCTCTTTAGCTGGTGGTAGTCCATCAAGGGCTTCCTTGAAAGCTGGTGCTGGGTCATCAGGTGTAATCAGGTCTAGGTATTTCTCCTTTAACCTGTCAGGGATGATACCCTGCTTAAGTCTGCTAATGTCACCAACAGCCTCTGCAAACTCGCCAGTGGCATGAGGCGCTAGCTCAGCCTGAGCACCTTGTATACTTGAGCGTAAGTCTTCAAGTTGATTACGCAGTGAAGCCAGCTCTGCTGTACGCTGCTGACGGGCTATTGCAAGTGCCTTGCCTGAGCCAGATGGCACAGTAGCTTCTACTTCTGCAATGCGGTTATTGATTAGCTCCATGTCGTGTGAGGTAGCTTTGATATTAGCTTCCAGCTCCATACGCTGACCACGAGGCAGGCGAGCCTCAGCAGTGGGTACAAGGTCATCAATCATCTTATTGATTGCATCACCCTCTGTCAGTACACGCTTACGAGCAACCTCATCGGGTATCTCATTCTGTAGCATGTCAAAGTATTTGCCATACTGAGTAGTCTCAATACGACCCATAGATGCACCAGTAAGCTCATGGTCAGCTGAGTTAACAAGATTGATATTGTTGTCCCAATCAAAGGATTCTACAGCTTCATCCATTGCCTTACCAAGCTGACGCTTAGCAGTAACCTTCTGATAGATAGCAGCCCCGCCATCAGCTAGGCTGGAGAATGCAGCACCACCAATAAGACCTGACATACCAGCCAGAACTACATCATTCACATCACGATTAGGGTCATACATAGATAAGGATGCTTCCTGACCCAAGCCAGTTGCTCCACCTACCAAGCCAGCACCAACAGCTCTTTCAACTGCACCTGTTACTGCTGTCTTAGACATCTGGAAACCAAGCCTAGCAGCCACTTTACCAACAACCATAGGTGTCTTAAGCATGTAGGTAGGGAGTGTAACAGGGTCAGCTGCGTAGCTCAGCACCTCCGCTGCCACACCCTTCCAACCAGCGTCATCCAGCATCTTCTTGCTGTCATTATTCTCTTTAAATACCTTTGCACGATACTGCATTTCTTCAGGACTCATAGAGCCTGATAGGATAGATGACTGCTCATCAGTAAGCTTGAAGTCTGTTGTAATCTTACTCACATCTTCATAGCTAGGCTTGTAGCCCTCAACAGGCGTACCATAAGTCATCAAATCCTCTGATTGCTGCTTCTGCTGTAAGATAAAGTTCTTACGTGCAGCAGCACCCCAAAGATTGCCAAAGCTCTGCTCTTGGGGTACGCTTGTCTCTGCCATTACTCACCTCTCTATCTTGGCATAATCTGTTTAACTTGCTGTTGCAAGCCTTTGGTTTCTTCAAACTGACGATAACGTTCAGAGATACCTTGCTGCTTATCCTGTTCTGCATTCCACTTCTGGAAGAACTGTTCATTAAACTCATTCTTTAAGTCACTAGTGAAATATGTACCAACTACTAAACCACCAACGTTAACTTGATAGGTATTACCAGAGTTAGAGAATTGTACATTAACATCCTCACGCTTGTACTCCATTCCATCGGATTTAGACTGAGCCTTGATTATGTTATCAAGCTGATAATCAAGTGCTGATACTGCACGGCGCTGGACAACAGTAGCATCATCACCATTACCTGCAAACTCTGGTACGAATGAGGCCAGTTGCCTTACACCAATGTTAGCCATCACACCACCAGACAGAATCATGTTGTTGTTCTTGTACTCTTTGGTAGCAAGCTCAACAGCTTTATCTGTGTTGCCAGTGACAGCATACAGGCTACGAGCATTCGCATTAATCTGGCTGCTGACATTATCACGAACCTGTGAAGGTAAGTTCTCAGCCCTGAAGTACCAAGTGGTCTGAGTCGGGTCTTTAAAGTCCTTCACGTTAGACAGTGACTTACTACGAATAGTGTTAGTCTGTTGAGTGGTCAATGGAACCTTATTATCCCTAATCTGCTGACCACGAGCTATTGCCGTTTTCAACATCAAGTCACCATCCTGACCAGCATTATTAGCTAGCACATCACGGATACCAAACAGTAGAGCTTGGTCCTGCTCACTTGGTACGTTCATCCTGATAGTCTGGTCATCTGCTGCAATAAGGTACTTAGACCACAGCTGTACTGAAGGCGTCATGGTTGAGTTAGTATCAAGATTAGCCAAGCTCTGTAGTGCTGTGCTGATTGTCTTAACAGGCATACCCTCTTGATTAGATAATTGCATCAAGTTAGATATAACAAAGTCACCACGCTGGTCTTCAGGCACATCAGCAGATGCCTCTACAATTGCAGACTCTGCTGCATCAAGCACCTTCTTCTTGTCATCTGTTGGTATGAATGGATTTTGAGCCAAGTTAAACTGACCTTTGTTGGCCTGCCAAGTATTCACATTAGCACGCAAGTCCTGCTCAGATTGACTAACCTTACCACCCATTGTTAGGTAGCTTGCAACACCTGAAGGGGTTAATTTAAGACCCTTAGCTTGCATCCGCTGCATCATTCCCATGAGCTGGTCAGCTGGCATACCACTCTTTGCAGCATTCTCAAGCTCAGCATACATAGCACCATAAGCAAAGACATTCTGTTTCTGTACAGCTGCCTCATACTTAGCCTGTGCCTCATCAACATATGACTTGTATATCTTAGTAGCTTGTTGAGTGTCAGGCGCAAACTTACCCCAATCTGTACTCTTGATAAAAGTAAGTAAGCGGTTGTCACCATTAGCTGCTGTCAACTTCATGTTCTGAAACAGCATGTCTTTGATGTCAGGCTCACTAAGACCCATCGCCATGCCTTGATTCATATACTGATGGATTAGCTGTACACCTTGGTCAACTGAGCGAGCTGCATCAAGCTGACTATTGATGTTGTAATTAAGAGTCTCCTTAGCTTTATAGTCACGGTACTCTTTCTGAGCTTTACCACGGATATTGAAAAGTACACCTTGGCTCTCTTGAGCCTTGATTGAGATTGCCTTGAATACATCAGGGTCACGGTCTTGATACTTAGCCAGCAAATCACCATACTTAGAATCTCGCAACTGCTTGTATGTATCGTCATCCATATCTGGCTGAGACATAATAGCCTTAGAGATTTCCTCATTAGCTGCTGCAAGCTCTGATTGAGACTGAACTAAGTCATACCCCATTTGCTCAGCCTTAGTAGCTTCTGAACCAAGCTGACCACCAGAGACAGCTGTAGCCATCCCATCAATCTTCTTCTTCTCTACATCAATCTTGGCCTGTTGATAGGCAGCTTGACTAGACGTATCCACAAATTCACCAAGTGCATTAATGATACGAGATGCTGTCTCGTAGCTTCTGGCTCCTGATGTATCAACAGGTTCAACAGCCCTACGAACCACCTGAGCAGGTCTACTGACCTGCCCTGATGATAGCTGCTGCATACCCTGAACTTCTGTACGCTGCACCATTAAACGCTACTCCTTACTGTTGCTTTCTCTTGTTTGCTATAAGTGTCCTGATACTTCTGGCTGTAGTTAGACAGACCACTAACAGCCTGTGTGCCTATCTTAATGCCAGCCTCAATCCATGAAGGTTTGTCAATACTTTGACGAGACATACTACCTATAGCACCTTGCCTTGCTTGCTCAGCCTGATTCTTAATACTAATCAGCCCTGCCTCACGTTGACGGAGTATCTCATTAGTATTCCTAGCCTTAATAGCATCTATGTTGAACAGCATACTATCAACACTTTGACCAGCTGTTCCAGAGGCTGCTGCAAATACATTAACCCTACCTTTGGCCTGCATAGCCTCTGATTGCTGCTGTATCTCAGCATCAGCTGCATTACGCTGAGCGTCTATCTCAGCTGGGGTAAGGTCATCGTAAGAGTCAACAGCTTGTTGTGCCAATTGCTTATTCTGCTCAGATTGTGCATCTGCCTGAGCCTTAGCTTGTTGTGACTGTGAGTAGTAGCTCATGGCAGTACTAGCTACACTCACAGCAGTCGAGACAGCAGTGATGGTTGCAGCATTAGCTTCCATCCATGCCCCTACACCTGCCGCTACTGCCATAGTACCTCCTTAGATTCGTTGGCCCCTCTGATGGAAAGTGCCATCTATTTCAATGTCACGGATAGTTAACGGATAGTGACTATCAGACTGTATAGTAATCTGTAAGTCTTCTGCCCTTTGCCTGATTGGTGCCCTATATGAGCCATTCTCAAGGACAGGTGAACCTACTAAGTTCGCAGCAGACCCCATCCATCTTCCATAAAACTTATAGCCACGCTCCTGACCTTGCTTGGGTTTAACAAGCATCTCTAAGTAACCAGTCAGCTCATAGTGAACATACATATTACTCATGATGATGCTATCAAGGCCAATAACCCTGTCCCTCATATCCTTAACAACAGGCTGTGTTGGTATATACTTAGCTTTGTACTTGACACCACAAACTACTTTAAGGTCTTTAGCTTCAGATAGTCTCTCATTTGTAGTCCACAGGCCACTACCCCTATGCGTTGCTATAAAGCTGGAACCCAGCAGTGTGTCATGCCCACCGTCACTTATTGTGAGAACTATGTCATCTCTACTATATGGCAGCTGAATAGAATAGCTCTTAGTTGATGGTATGTATGTTGCTTGTGCAATGACCTTATGGTCAAGCTTAATGGAGTAATCAATGCCAAAGTCAGCTGGGTCGTTTACCATATGTAAGTAATCAACAAAAGTCTTACCATCCCGACGATAGACGATATACATCAAGTCATCTAGGTAGAACAGGTACAAGACTTCTCCATCAAATATCCACTTATGCCAAGCACTTTGAACCTTCTGCTCCGCCTGCCACAACCAGTCATATACGTATACCTCTGATAGATTAGCACCAGTCCTTACCATCATTGTATTGAAGTTTGATGAAGCTAGTAGCTGTATACACTGACCATTTATATACTTACTAACATAGTCAGTTATCGGGTAAGCCTTCTTAGTATCCGTGTAGTTATCTGTAAACAACTCACGTATGCCAGTATATCCGCTAGCATCATATGCAAAGAAGATATTCTCACCGCCAGCTTGTGGCTGTGCATTGACGTTATTAGGGTAAGCTGTTACTTGCTGAAGCGTAAGGTTAGCCTTAGTGACAGGCTTAGAGCCATCAATAATAAACTGAGCTTGGTCAGCAAAGATTGCTAATGAGCCATTCAGAATCTGATACTGGTAGAGGTTGTTAACCCTGTCAGTATCTGCGTAGCCATCCAGTGGGTCTGTATCTACATCAGCCTGAGTTGACTCTCTCCAGAAATTGAAGAACAGGTTAGAGCGAGATGCTACCCATGCCTCACTAGCCAGAAAGAATAGTCTGTTCTGGAACACACCAGTTGACTGTATAGGCATGGGGTTATCTACATCGATGAAGCTTGGCAAAGGGTTGCTATCCTCACCACCAACTTGACGCTTGTCCCATTCAGCTGCTTGGAGCTTAAAGTGTGCCACACCTGAACTATCTATATAATCACGGATAAGGACATGCGGCATTGTAGCTGCATCAAACGATATAGGTATATTAGGTTGCACTGTCTCTATCCATCTAACCTTAGAGTCATTGCTGACAACAGCCTTAAGCCAATAATCATCTTTGGTAGACTTTCCCTCACCAGTTATGCGCAAAGTAAACCCGTCAGGGGCTATTGGTGGTAGCTGGTTAATTGACTTCACGGAACCCTTAGCTGCAATTAAATCCTCACCTTTCTGTGAGTCACTAGTTGTCAACCTAAAGTCACCACCATCACGCTTGGTTACATAGATAACATTATCATGCAACTCAGAATCATAGACAGGATTGGCTGGGATAGGAGGTGTAGCTAATGGGTCGCCATGTATTTGCAGGTGCAGCTTCCTTGCTACAAAGTCAGTTGCAACTTCCTCAATCTGAGAGGCAGAGCTACCATCAGGTGTCTCATTGGTAGAAATGACAACACCATCTGCCATAATCTTATAGGTCTTACCGTATGTAGCATACTGGCAATAAACAATACCCATAGTGGATGGAACTGGTGACAGCTCACTCGACATAAGAACTGGCTGTAGCTTATTGGTTATGAATGTAAAATCTCCAATAGTCCTCATGTCTAAGTTCTTCCAAGGCTCAGGTACATTCAAGTAGCTATTAGTAGCATCAACCACCTGCGGCTCACCATTTGCATTGAAGACCTGAATGGATGCAGAGTTAGGTGATATGTACATGAAGTAGGCTTCATCACCCCTGTCGTATGAGTGGAACTTTGCCTTATCACTAACTAGCACATCAGCTATCTTATTGACAAAGTAAGTAGATGATCTCTTAGTAAGACCTTTGACTACATCAGGTATGTAGTTCTCTTGTAGGGTACACTGTCCCTCTAGCCTGATTCTGTCAGGCTGCTGTGATATACCTTGTATTGGTCTACCATAGCTTGTAGTTACATAAGCCATGACCTCTCCTAGATAATGCTGTTATTGAAGCCACCAACCACTGCATCAAACTGTGCCATGCTGCTACTATCCTTAAAGGCATTAGCCTGAGACTGAGTAGTTTCCTCACACTCAAGACCCCACATAGCATCCTCTGCCTCTGCTGAAAGTACCTTAATGCGGTTTATCTCCATCTCGTTACCACGGGCAAACTTGAGGCCAGCATCAGCAGCTACAGCATCCTTAGCAGTCTGAGGTAAGTCACCAAAATCTAATTGAGTAACTAACATCAGGTGAACGTAACCATCACTGTTAACCAGTCCACGCATATCAAACCCATGAGTAGCTGTGTCATATAAAGCCCTGCCACGTGTGGCAATCTTAGCTAACCTGTTGTAGTTGTCAAAGCGATAGACAGCTATGGCATTGTTAGGGATTAGCACATTGCCAGTTACAGGGTCTGGTGCAAGCTTGTGGTTACGTTCACGGTTGAACCAGTAGCCACGACCTTTGTTATTCTGAATAGAGCGGGACGCCTTATCAATAGCACCACCTGCTTGAGCTACATCAAGGTTGTAACCATCCTCTGAGTCAACTGGCGCAAGCCCAATGCAACTTAGTACATAGTTAATAGCGTCAAGCCTTGTATTGATATAGAGCTGCATATAAGCCTCCTAACAAAAATAAGCCCTTCCAATGAAGGAAGGGCAAAGGCGCTTGTAATTAAGCGGTCGGTAACGGAGTGGTGCTAACAGGGATAACCTTACGGTTAGCACGTTTGCGTACTGCAATATCTTCAGATGCAGATGCATCAGGTACAATACGTACTGCACCCAAATGCTCCCAGCGGTCAGGGATAGCACCCTCAGCCATCCAAGAGTCGATGTACCAAGTCTTATTCTGGTCGTTCATCCAAATCTTACCTTGCAGTGAGATTGAGCGACCTACCATCAGACCTTCTGAGCCGAACAGAACAGCTACAACTTTATCCATACGGTCATCACCAGTATCCAATACATCATAACGGTAGCCGTTAGTAGCCTTGGACAGCAGGTGGTGATCAGAAACGTTGCCATCAACATCCTGCTGGTCACGGGCCTTATTAGGCATCTGGTTAGTAGGTACAACAGGGATGTTGTAAGACTTCAGTACAAAGCCATTGATGGTAGTACCAGAGGCGGTGTTGTATGTTGCATTGACGATACGCTCAGCATCACGTAATACGTTGAAGTAAGTCCAGTCAATGATGCAAGCAATACGCTGAATAGGTACGTTCTGCTTAACCATAGACTCAAGAACAGCTTCAATAGCAGCCTGAACTGCGTTCGGGTACTCCATAGTTTCCTCTTTAACTTTGATGTCGGTAGAGAAACCGTGGCCTTTAACGCGTGGCTTAGTACGCTTAGCGGAGGTATTCTTGATAGCACCATAAGCGAGCTGCTGGATGAGCATACGGTCTTCAGTCTGACCCAGCTGCTCAACTTGGTCTACTGCAAGCTTACCTTTAGTCTGGATGTCATCCTGCACATCCGCTAAGATACCTACGTTGTTACGGGCAATTACAACTGTGTCAATGACCAGCTGGTTTTTGTCGAACTCAACAGGGGTGCCTTTCACATCAGCACCAGGCGCTAAGCCCTGAACCTGAGTAGTGCCCATGTATTTGTTAGAAACAGAGTTAGTGCCTACGACTTCCTTCAGGTCGAAGTAGCGCATCATGTTGACCATCTCTTTGTAGGCCAATTTAACCTGACCATCAAACTTCTCAATGAGTAGTGTATCTACCTCACCAGAGACTGAGACAGCAGGGTTTACCAGATTGTTAACGCTAGACATATGTTAGTTGTCTCCTTATAAATTAATTAGGTAGGCACTAGCCCACAAAGCTTCTTTCAGCTTCTCCTATTGTAGTGCCTAATTATTAAGTGGTTGAAATTTAAGCAATACCAGCTTGCTTGGAAGCTCTACGGACAGCATCAACTCTGGCAGCATACTGAGGGTCTTTACGGTACTTCTCGGAACCCATCATGCTCTGGAACTCGGCCATAGTGAGAGTTTGCGGTAAGCCCTCAAAATTGCGAGCGCCAGCCTCACCATCATCACCAATCAGCTTACCCATGCCAGTGCCTTCAGTCTTTGTCTGAACAGCGCCACGGCGAATCTGTAGCGCCTCAATGACAGCCCGTTGAGCTTGCCAGTGCTCAGGCGGCAACTGCATGACGGCGTTGAAAGATGCCAGCTCCTTCTCGTCCATGTTCTCAGCAGCCCACTTATCAAGCTCTCCCCAGCCCTCATCGCCACCGACAAGGCCACTGAAGTCGCTGGTAATCTGCTCATGCAGCTGTGTCTGTGCCTCTGCATCTGACTTGAACTGTTTGATAGCCATCTCATTCTGCTGTCGATAAAGGTTAAGGTAGCCATCTACCATACCCTTACCAAAGGCTTCATCAAGCTTAGCCTTAGTTTCAGGAGTAAGCTCAAACTTACCTTCCTTTGCAAACAGCTCAGAGAGTACCTGATTAGCGTCAATACCATTCTCAGTAAAGGCAGCATCAATGTCATCAGGTACAGTAACTTCTACTTGGTCCTCACCAAAGAAGTATTCAGGTTCACTCTCCTGAGCCTCCTCAGTTTGCTGCTCCGTTGTAGTCTCAGTCTCCTGATTCTCAGTGGTGACTTGAGTAGCCTCTACTGTAGTATCTGGAGATTCTTCTGGTGCAGTTGACAAGTTACCGTTAGTACCGTTGTTATTAGGTTGGTCGCCAACTGATAGAATTTCATAGTCCATTTGATGCCTCTTATTGTTTCATCATTTGAGGAGCAGCCTTACCAGCCATCTCCATCATTTGTTGTTGTTGTAGCTGCTCATTCTTAATTTTCTGAACAGCAGCATACTCATCTTCAGTCATTAACCAGCTAGTCTCCATATTGAGGTTAGCTGCAATGAATGCAATGTAATCAGACCACTTGATGCGCTCCTGAGCAGCAGGCGACCAGCCATTAGGGATAGCCATCATCTCTGACAACTGCATAAGCTTATCAATCTCACCAGCCTTACCTAATGCTTCAATACCTGTAATAATAACAGGTATCACATCAGCAGCAGGTAGCTTGAAACCAGAGCGCTTAAGCAGCAGGTTAGCGTAAGGCAGCTGACCTGACACAGCAATCTGAGAATAAGTGCCACCCAGTGATGTCTCAAGCTCGGTAGCATCCATGCGCAACTCATAGGTCGTCACACGTTCAGCATCACGTCTGTTAGCTGAAGCAAGCAGGAACGCTTGACCAAGACGCTTGGAATAAGTCTCAAGAACTGACAAGACTGTTTGATAGTCACCATACTTCTCAAGCTGCACTACACTGATGTCACCCTCCTCTCCCCATACATAGTCGCCAGTTTCAGCTTTAGCATGAGCAGTTGGTGAGGTGGCAGATCCACGCTTCACAAGGAACTTGACCTCAGACATCAAGGCACATCCCTTAGCTACAGCTTTGGATAAGAATGCATAAGTGAACAAGTCACCATAGACAGCTTCTACTAGCCCCCTTCCGTAGTCCTCTCCATAGAGACGTTCCCACGTAAGGATGATGAAAGGGGAATCTTCTGACTTGACACGGTACTCCTCACCTACAACAGTATCTACAACCTCTTGCGTGATTACGTACATACTGCCATCCCACTTGGCTTGTGTGTACAGCTCGACATTATCATCTTGCTTGATGTTGTAACGCTTGGCCTTGATGATAGCTTGTACAGCAGGAGGGAACTCACTGCAACACTTCACTTCTTCAAGTATCATATGTGTCACACGGCCTGTCTTAGAGCGCTTAACAACGTACTTATCCATTGGATAGCATACGAGGTTATCGTCAACAGGTGTATACAACATAGCATTGCCAGCAACAATAAGATGCTTAGCAGCTTGTGTCCAGCCAATGCGACCCTGAATCTGCTCGTGCAACAAGCGGGCTTTGTTCTCACCCTTTGCCATGATACCCAACAAGGTTGTGTCTTTCACACCGGTATCATAAAGAGCTTTCTTGGCTTCATCAGTGAACTCAAGCTTAAAGAAGGAGCGTTGTGGTGGGAACCACGTCATAACCAACTTGTTAGCCAGGTGATTGACACCCTGAGCACCCAATGCTTGCCAGCTGTTCTGTGTATAGGCATCGCCTTGGTCAGTGCTCTGGTCCTCTGCAAATAGTGCAGGCAAGGTGATCTTTGCGTAAGTCTTGGCTCTTGAGAGCTGTGCCTCTCTCTTGGCTGAGAGGGACTTGTAACGCTCAGCTAAGGTTGAACGAGGCTTACCAGATTCTTCCTTAACCCTCATGCGATTGTCCATATAAGGGACATCACCACCTTTAGTAATGATAGGGCTATACCCTCTCATAGCGCCTCCTTAAACTGCGATACCTGTACCAGAAGTACCACCTGCGTTAGTTCCACTCATTGCACCACTAGGTCGCATCAGTGACCGCTTGCCACGCTTGGTAGGGTCTTGGCTAGCTTCATCACCTAACTGGATGTCTTCAGGCTCCACATCAACTTGACGCTCAGGTTTAGCTGCTGGCGGGTTGTATGCTGGAGTCTTTGGTTTACTCAGGCTCATAATATCTCCTTCATGTACATGTAACCTACTTTTCTGAATCCGTACCTTTCGAACAGCTTACAGGTTACTTCAGTTTTAATACCTGAGCCTGTGCTAAGGCACACCTCTTTAGCTCCCATAGACTCAGACCACTTGAGCCAATCCTCTATGAGTAGCTTGCCATAGCCACGATACTCTTTATTCACAAAGACAATAATATCCTGAGCTATCAAAGTAGATGACCACGGCATGTTAGTTAAGCAGCCCCAAAAGCCACCAACAATCTTGCCATCAACTGACAAGACTTTCAGATAGCCTGTTGGATTACTGATTGTAGCTGCTAACCCTTGCATGAGTACACGCGCGTCTACTGGATGCTGTTTCATCTCAATGACTTCTTGCGCATATTCCTCAGCAAGCTTTGCTAGCATAAGCAGGTCTAGGTGGCCTGCATCTCTTACTTGCGGAGCTTGACGCATGAGAATATGATACCTCGCAGCTCTTGGATAACTTCCCTACGGATGAACTCATGCATCTCCGACTTGTAGTTGGTTGACGGGGTGCGTAATGCATCATCAAGAAAGGCATATGTAGGTAAGTCAAGCGGCGTAGGATTGTTGGGATTAGGGTACTCAGCATCACTAATCCTCTCCTTCACATTCTGCGGCAGGGAGTGCTTGTCTGACATAATCTTCCACCTGTTTGATGTTAACGCCAGCAGCTTCTACAGCTTGCTGCTGGCTACCTGTAAGCTGGTTGCCATCTACAAACACGTTAATGGCAAACTCCATAGCTTCTGCCTTACTTGCGAAGGTCATAGTGAACTTCCACAAGCGGGTCGAACCGTACAAGGACACCGAAGCTAAGCGCTGGATTCAAGTGGCTATACTTCCCATGCAGGGTATCATAAGATACACCTTGAATACCAATCACATTAGTAAGACTCACCAGCTTAAAACTGAAACCAACAAAACCTAACTTATAGACTAGGTCCTTCAAGCAACTAAGCAGATTTTTAGCACCTTGCTCTGTTTTACTTGTTTCATAGTTATCAAAATCAAAGCCAAATGAAGCTCCATTGCTTTGTGCTACAGCTAATAAGGAGAGTGCAACAGATGTAGTACCTCCAACACAGCGACCTCCATTGCGAAGGCTCTCTGAGCCAACTTCCTCACCAGTAAACATGTTTACACACTTACTAATAGTCTCCGGTAACTTTGTCATAACGTTCCTCTTGAACTTTAGGTAATCTAATTTTGCCCTTGCTACTGTCTTGCAGGCCACGAACACGGAAGACTTTACCGATAGGGCTAAATGCACCAAACATGTTGCCTTGGATAGCTAACCACATTTGCTCAGCATCCTTATGGGTATATCCCTTACCAAGCATAGCCTTGATAGTCTCACCATCTTTCCACTGGAAGATAAGGTTAGCGACCTTTCCTTTGTACTTGCCAGAGCCTTCCTCGTAGCCTACACACTTTAGATCATACGTGACCTCACGGACTTCCTTCATCTGATGGAAGCCTTTATGACCAGCTACCCATTCACAGCCAGGCTTCTTGTAGACAGCACCCTCTTCTTTGGCAGCAATGCAAGCTTTAGTGAACAAGTCTTTCTGATGGTCATCATGAATGACTGTATAAGGCAAGACACTCTCCTCAAGGTCAGTACCTGCTACACGCTTCATCAGGCTGGCATGGCGTGTGTGATAGCCAATGCCAGCTGAAGTTCCATTGATGAACATCTTGATAGTCAAGCAATCATGTAGGGCTATGTAGAGGTTCCACTTAAGAACCTCTTGGTTAATGTCCAGCTTGTTAACACGATTAGGGTTAAGGATACCTGACAGCTCCTCAAGGCTACACTCAGCCTGAGTCAGCACTTCACCAATGTATACACCTTCAGATATATATCCCTCTTGGAATCTGCTTACAATAGCTTCAGTGTTACTAAGCTGTTCACCAGTGCGACCAAAGACGGCTACAGCAAAGTTACCATCGTCATCTTTAGTTACTATCACTAAACCAAACACACCATCTTTCTTCACCTGACCATAGTAAGGATACTGCTTCTTACTATCAGGAACCTCTTGCCAGTGCTTGACAAGTTGAACAATCTTATTCTTAGGTCTGTGGTCAGATGGAAGTCCTAAGAACTCCCATACGTTCATAACTAGCCCTCAATCTTATCAAAGATATAATCAGCAGCTACATAAGGCTTACCGTCCTCTAGCTCAACATCTAAGAAACGTGGGCTACGGAAGGCTGGCAGGTCTGAGAAATCTTGCCCAGTCAAGTAGCGGCGTGAGTCTTTCGAGAAGTCATAGCCCTTGCGGAACAAGCGAACGATAACCACCTGATGACCAGAGTCCAGCATGGGACGTACTTCACTAGGGAAGCCACCATCAGTAACTACTGTGGTTATGTTATCTTCAACCAGCTCCATGAAGCGCTCACCAAAGTATTGCTCACCAAACAAAGGCTTGCATACTTTCTCTGAGATGTGAATGAAGAAGTCACGAGGCGATAGGCCACCACAGATTGCTGTTGGCTTATCCTTGGTACTACGGTCATCGTACAACACAAGAAACTGAGAATACTTAACCTCACCAAGTAAAGCTTTAGCCAAGTCGAACATAGGCTTCTTGAAGCTCAGTGCTTTCCAGCCATGCCAGTCAGCTAAGATACCACCAATAGTATCCTTGCCAGCTGCTGGAGGTGCATTAAGAATTACAATCATTTGTTAAGCTCCTTGGTATCTTCAATAGCTAGGTTATAGCCCTCAGCAAACATATCAGACAACTTGCAGTAACCAAGATCATGTACTTTCATTGGTGAAGGGTAGCGAACATGCTGACTTACACCTACATGGCTGTCATCATAGTGAGTAACTAAGTGACAGGTCACACCTAAGCTACGGATGTGCTTAGCGACATGCTCAAGGTCATCGAAGCAAGCAACGATACGGTCAAGGCCGATGTCACGTAGCACTTCTTCTTTGAACTCAATGTCACGCCGATGGTCATCAACAGGGCGCATGATGAGCTGGTTGTAGTTACAGCCATGCTCCCATAGCCACTTCTCCGTAACTTCCTTAGCAACAGCACAGCGACCAGTCAGGATGATAATCTTCTTACCAAACTGGAACAACTCATTCATCAGACGAATGTTGTCAATGAACGGCAAGTCCTTATCAGCTGCTAGGTTGAACGCATCCCACGCTTCTGTGCGATGAGCTGTATCTTTGCTTGGCAGCAAGTGCAAGCGATGGCGACCATCTGACAGAGTGCCGTCAAGATCGAACACGTAAGTATCTTTCATTATCTTTCCTAAGTTGTTAGTCCTATTGTAGCTTCTAACTTACCATTTCAGGTGTGATAGTAGAGCGGCAGACTTCACCATAAGACTTATGATAAGTGATAACAGTTGCAGAACGTTTGCTCAGCCAGCCGCCACGACTAGCATAAGCATCCTTAGCTGCTAAGGTCTGGTGCTGCTCGATCTTCATCAGTGATGTTTCAATAACCCGATGGTGATGCAGGTGGCCCACGTGCGCATATGAGTAAGTGCTATTACCCAGCTCCTTACGGAACTTAGCAGCGAACACCTCAGACAAGCCATCCATACGCTTCTTGTGACCATGATGGTAGAACAAGGAAGTTTCACCATGCACATAGCAGTAGTAAGGGTCTGGACTCTGGTCAATGGTAATACGTGGCTCATCTTCATACAGCACTGTCAGAAACTCACGCATCCAGATTGAGCTAGCCATGTCATGGTTGCCCTCTGCAAAGATTATATGAACCTTCTCATGTTTCTCCAGCAGCATCTTGATGATAGTTCTAGTGATGTAAATAGCAGCACGAGCCAGCTTCTGGAAGCGGGTATCAGCATCTAGTACATGACCACTGCTAGGAGTAATTGCATCAAGTCCATCCCAATGCAGGAAGTCACCAAGCTGTGCAAGCACAGCCGTCTGAGCCATAGGGCTGCAACGGATAGCTTCAGCAAACCACTTGATGATAAGGTCAGTTGCAATCTTCATATCCCAGTTGTCACCAGACTCCTCATCCCATGCCAGCATACCTAAGTGGTAGTCAGTTACCGTGAACTGGTTGAGCAGTTCAGGTGAGTTGATATGGTTGTAATTAACAACTGGCAGCTCACGAGGCAAGTCATCCTTCATACCAAGAATGAATTCTTGGATTAATTCAATCTGCTTATCGTGGTCAATAGCTGACTTAACCCAGCGCTGTGTAGGATTGCCATATTTATTGTAGTAGGTTGACTGTCCCTTCAAGAGAAACCCATCAGGAACCTGATGCAGCATGTCATGCTCTGGACTATAGCCAGCTTTAGCTAGCTTAGACTTGCGCACCTGCACAGCTCGCTCTGACATACCAAACTTACTGGCAATCTCGCGAACAGTTAACTTAGCTACAATACTTTCCTTGAGCTGCTCATCAGTCATCTTAGTCATCGTTACTCCTTCTTCTTCAAAGCATACCGCTTACGAGCCTGCAAGTTACGCTTAGCTCTCTGCTCTGCTGGTGATAGGTAGGTGTAATGCAGATAAGGTGTCTGTGGCACTCTGTGTAAAAGGATATAGTCTGCTAGAGCATGTAATGCTTTGGCTTGTCCTACTACATCAGTGGCCTCAAAGCCACCAAACCGTTGCATCACTGTTTTAATCTTCCCCTCTAATCCGTTGATACCTCGTGGCAAGACAGCGCGAATGAAGCCAGCATGGTGGCAATGGTCTACCACCAAGTTAAGGGGTTTCATACTACGTAAGTCTCTACCAGTGATAGGACAACGATAATGCTGCTTCTCAAGCAACTCTTTCTTAATCCAAGCTAAGTCAGCTTTGGTAGTCTTCTTTAACTCCATGCGTCCAAGTCTCCTCCAGCTGGAAGCTTACAGTTGGCTCTCCAGATGTCACCCTTGAACTGCTGCATGTGAGCAAGCCTACCTTGCTCCACCATTAGCTGATAAGGTGTGAGGAAAGCTTTCTTTCCCTTCCATAGTTCATAATCAGGTGGAGGTACACCGAAGTCTTTCATGTAGTCATCGTAATACTTCTGAGTGCCACGGTAGTTATCAACCACAATACCTTTGCCATACTTAAGCTTGTACTCATTGAGCACAGCATAGTACAGCCCCTGCTCTGTCTTAAGCTGACCAAGCAGGTCATAGACCTTCTGCAACTTAAAGCGAGGGATGCCAGTGTAGTTATCAATGGAATCTCCAGTTAGCAGTTGAGCATAGAAGAAGCGCAAGCCACTACCTTTGATTGCCTTAATCTTGCCATCCTCTTTATAGACTGGCTCTAGCTCACCAATAGGTGTACCAAAGGTAAGCTTCATATGATAAGGGTCATAATGACGACCAGCTGTGATACGGCTATCTTTGTCAGATGAGATGATACAGAAGTCACAGAACTCTTTGTGGGTATGTGAGCCTAGTTCAACCCCTTGGTCAGCCAGCAGCTTGTTGCGGCGCTCAGCTTCCATAGAGATAAGGTCATCAGCCTCCTCACCATCTGACATCACTGCACCCATGCGAGTAATCAAGAACTCACGCAGCTCGTAGAAAAACGGTGGCTTCTCTTTCTTACGCTGCCCCTTATAAGGACGAGAGAATGCTACATCAAGACGGAAGTTAGTATCTGATTTAGTCATGTATGGGATAGCAGCATCACAGCCAGCTTCTTCTAGCCAGTTGTTCATACGAACAGCCAGTGACTCAGCAGCATCTAAGAACTCTGGAGTTTCAATCAAGCTAGCACAGTCACCAGTATCTACCCGTCGCTGTGCTCTTAGTACCTTGAGTGGGTCAAGGCCATAGGCAATATTGTAAGGCAGCAGGTCAGCATCTACTAGACCAACCACACTGCCCTCAGTAGGCCACAGCTTGACAGGGCTTACTCGCTCAGCTACCTCAGCCCCGAAGTCGAAATTATCTAGCATTCAATTGCCTCATAAGTCAGCTCAAATACGTCAGGTTTACATGGGTAGAACTCACCTTTGACACCCTTGATAATCCAGTCACCTTTTGCTGCAATATGTTCACCTTCTAAGGTCTTAATAGTGAAAGAGTATGAACCCATATCCCCAGGCTCCCACTTCATTTCAGGGAAGGTTTCTATAATCTCATTAAAAGATTTTGCTGTACCAAGCCATTTAATAGCTTCAATGACTACTGGCTTCTTCTTGAACAACATAAGTACCTCCAACAAAAAT